ATTGGCGTTACGACGCCCCTTAGAGGTTTCTTTATAGAAGGAAATTGTGGGCGTTATTACGCCCCCTTAGTCTTCTATGAAACCTTTATTGTTGCAACTTTTTATCACACGTTTGAAGAGCGATAATCGACAACTTTGTTTTTGCGAGTTTTCTCAAAACTCCAACCCTAATTCGGTTTTTCCGAACGACCATTTCACGGTAAATACTTTTGGTTCGTTAAAAATTAAAGTGGTTCCACATAGCGCAAGGTGTGCGCTATATAAATGACATCCCCACCGTCTCCATCGGCTAGAATAATGGAGTCCACCACGTAGGATGTTACGTGGCAAAAACCCGGGGACACTACGGTGGCCCCACCCCTGAACATAGATACAGTAATCGCTTACATCTAATTCGGAGGATTTAGTAATGATTTATCTTCCGTCATTTGTTTGAATATTTTATAGTGAAATCTGGACTTATCTGAGCTGATTTAGTCTTGTTTACTGGTTAGATACAATCTCGAATTGTATTAACGCCTGTGTCTTCCCCCGCTCAATTCTCTTCTTTCGAAGGGAATGCGGAGGTTGTTCAGGACATTTTTATCATATTATGTCCTTTACAGCTTTCGTTGATACTGCCGCCTCATGGCCTCAGTCATCTAAAACAAATAATAGTCCCAAAGCTCCAGGGGCCAGCTTATGCTGCAATGGTCAGAATTGCGATAAATGCGCGCGACGCAAAAAATATATTCGCTCACAAAAATTGAAAACACAAGTTGGTTTAGTCACTATGTCAAGTGGTCCTTCCGTGATGGCTGCTCTTAAAGCATTTGCCGCATTGCGAGGAATTAACTTGCCTAAACAAACAACTAATTTAGTAGAGGGCCTCGCTGCTCTTTATTTTTCTTTAAGAGAGTGTCAATCGCGAACTCAATTTTTGTCTACGGTAGTTTTATATCTTCGTGGACAAACTAATGAGAGTGTGTTTTTATCGCTCTCTCAATATTTAGAATCAATGATTGGATTAAGACCCCAATCAGGTTCTGATGATCCCACATGGC